CTGCAGCCGGCGGAGTTCTTCCACCACTAACGTTTGTGATAGCTGGTGCAAATGCCACAAAGTTTTTCATTGCTGGCAATGTGTCATCGCAATTGTCGCCTGGTGACCCATTCATTGTAGAAGGTGGTCCTAATGCAGGTACATATACAATCAATTCAGCTGCTGGTAGTGTTACATACAACCCTGGGACGAATCAAACAGAAGTAACAGTAGTACAACCGATTACGTTTCCCACACATGGTGGAGTCATAATAATATCCGCTGCCCCAACGTCACCTCAACCAGGTCAGCTTTGGTTCAATGTGTTGGATAATCAGTTGTATGTTTGGGATGGTTCTATATGGTCTCATATATTCTCTGGCAATAGTGCAGGTGATATTGATATGAAAGGAATTTTTCGTGTCAAAAACCTTGCACCACCAGTTGCGAATGGAGATGCAACTACCAAACAATATGTAGATTCACTTACTGGTGGTGTCTCAACAAACGCGGTGTCTAAATCAGGCGATACGATGACGGGATTCTTAACTCTTCATTCACTACCCATATCAAACTCACATGCTGCAACTAAACTGTATACAGACACACAAGATGCATTGAAAGTTTCCAAAGTTGGTGATACAATGACTGGGTTATTGACTCTTTCGGGAACCCCAACTTCGAATTTACATGCTGCCACTAAACAGTATGTGGACGCGAGAGTCTCCAAAGCCGGTGATACGATGACCGGCACCCTTACCCTCATCAACACGATTGCTGATCAACCAGACATCCATCTCTCGGATGGAGGTTTAATAGTTGCAGGTACTACACTACAGCTTAACTTTGCTGCTGATGGTGTGGAAGGGAGCTTTCATATAGCAAAAGACTCAAATGTAACCACCAATGCTGTCAAGTTGTTTACTGTGTTTAGAGATGGTGAAATCAGAGCACGAACATTGAATTATGAAACGTTGGTAACAAACTCTGATTCGTTAACAAATAAAAAATATGTTGATGATGCTATAAATACTGCTGTTGGTGGTGCTGGTACAACGATTCCAGCCATCAATCCAACCACTCCGAAGAATGGGGATATTCAGGTGTTAACTGCACCAGCGTTGAAAATTTCGATATATGGTAGTGGTGCTTGGCGTCAAGTATTCCCAGCCGTGTATTCATAATAATGTGAGTTGGTGGTTACACCAACTCACATTGTAACGTGAACCCCACTATTCTGCGAGGATTGACAGATCGTTCAGCTTTGTGTTGAAATTGTAATGAGTTCGATACAAATAATAGATATCCTCGTTTTGGAAAAATTCGGGTCTCTCTTTCTCCATTACATCTGAAACTTATACTTCCATCAATCACAGTATCATCTAAATACAACAATACTAACATATTACCACCTTCTGGTGCATCGTTGTGCCATTCACATGAAGAGTCTTCTACTCCATCCCAAATTTTTGCACTATCTTCTGGTGTAACGACCGTCACCTTGTTGTATGTTTGTTTTAATAAATCAATTATGTCACGTATAGTGTTTTTATATTGTGTGAATGCGTGGTTATCCACGCATGATGAATGATATACACCATCAGTGTCACAGTCAAACACTACACTATTCATGTATGATGGATCTATATCATAGTGTGATTGAAAAAACCCATTTGCTGAAAAAGCATCAAAATCAAATGTTGTTGTAACCATTTAAGAAAAACTCCTGGTTGAAATAGTATTTAATATCGGGAATTACGCCAATTGTTTCATCAAAATCCATAGTAACAGCGGTAATAATCGTGTCGTATGTGTGAGCATCTTGTGTGTAGGTTTTGAAATGTGGGTCGTTGTGAAACAACAAACCTCCATCATTGAGTAGATCATAAAAATTGACGTTTTTTAACGCACTTAACCACTTAGCATAACATATTGCAACTACATAACTTTTAGATGGATAAACCCAACCAATAGAATCATCGTAAAAGTATGTAATAGCATCAGGTATTGGGTCATCTACGTATTTTATTTGAACTTGATTGAGATCGTCACTGTAATGTGATGTTGTTTCATGATACAGTTTTTGTCTTTCCGTCCAGACGTCAAACGTACCCATTACGTTGTCACTATACCAAGTGATTAAGTGCTTAAAGCCGTTGCAGCTATGATCTAAATCCTTTACATCTCTCAAATGTTCACTTAAACAAGCCCCAACGTATTGACAAGATGAACATATATCATTAGCTAAAACTTGAGCTTTTTCGCGGTTTGTCCACTCAATATACTCACCCAAATCATCAAGCTCAGTAAAGAGTTCTCTATCATTTAGGTCAAACTCCAATACGGCAAATTTACCAGCAGGTGTTATGTATATGTGGTTATCACTGAAACTATGGTTTACCCCAAGAACACTTTGCTTTATCAATCGCTCGTTGATGAACGTGAAACGTTTTTTTGTAGTTGATGTCAACCATTTTTTTATAAAATCCTCATACTGACTAAAAGTGATATTTTGTTGGTTTGATTGGTTCACGCTATATGGTTTAATTTCCACAGATAATAAATTTGGAAGTATGTTAAACATGTTAATCATTTCATCAACATCATGAGTCAATAAACATTCACTTGCTAGCATAAGTATTGAAAATTTGCGGGGTAACATTAACATTCGGGTGAACACTTGATCACTATCATCTCTACAATCAAAATCAAAACTCACGCTAACATCAATGGCTGGGTTTAATGTAAATGTATTGATTGTTGATAAGTTTGTAATAATGTTAACATTGTGGATATTTTCTTCTTCAAACAACTGAAATAGTTGAGATAAGTATCTTTTAGGCAATAAGTTAACCTCACCACCATATAAGTCAATGTGAGTAATATTATACACTTGTTTAATCTCATGTATTCTTGCTCTAAGTACATCAATGTCTATTTTTTGCTTGTCAGCCAATTGACCTGGTGATAAGTAACAGAATGTACAACGAAAATTACAATAATACCACGGATTGAGGGAAATAGTAATGTTAGGTTTCATATTATTTGTTGAACATAATTATTTTTGGTATCAATGTTTTCATTTTAGTGCAATGTTTTTCAACTAAATTGTTGGTTTTTAAGTCTTTTATTGTTTTTTTGCACCCATTGCATATGTTAAACACAGGGCACGACAAACAATCTTCTTTTAATATAAACAATGATTCTTCGTTTTGTAGTGGTCGTATTTTACTTCCAGACATCTCTTGTTCGAAGTTAATTTGATATTCTCTATCATCACCAAAAGCACCACAAGAATAATATTCACCACTCGGTTGTAATACTCTGATATTATCATCACAACTCCGAGTTAATGGACAAGTTAATGATTCGTGTTGGTTGAGCACCTTTACCATCTGTTTGGTGTTATACTCCCATCTCATTAAACCCTTATCCGCAATTTCACAATATATATTGTACATATCGGATAACATAAATGGTTTACCTAATTGCCCCATCGAATGACCTGTTTTTTGATCCCATAATATCGTTCCGCTGGACATCGCGTAATTGAGTTTACATTCAACCCCAAGTCTTTTTGCTAGTAAAACGTTATCAATAGCGCGACCTTGATTTTCAGTAGTAATCACGGAAATAAAATCTGGACGATATCCACATCTTTCGAGCATGAGATCAGATATGGACAAAAATTCAGATTCACTAAATTCAGATAAGTCGTGCTTGAGTCGTCCTCCTCCATATTGGAATGAGGTAGTAACCCTAACCATTGGGTGTGTGAACAGTGGTGTCCACTTGTCGGGATTTTTATAAAAGGCCCATAAGTTTGTAGTGAAACTAAGGGTAACAGTGTCCATTCCTTTTTGCTCAAGGTATTCGATTATTTCAAAATAATATGATGGTTTCAACATGAGAGGATCTCCACCATTGATTATTATAGTGTTTAAATCAGGATATCTGTCAATAAATTGACGTATGTGATCGAAGCTAAGTTTATCCGATTTATTGTCAGTTATATTCGTACTTGAACAGAAAGAACACTTGAAATTGCAAAGCTCTGTTGGTTTAATTATTAGATCCATCACGTATCACCTTGAGCATATTTTTTAATTCTCTTATTCTGTTCTTATTTTGTTGGGTTTGACCTTCATACCCTTTAAGAATCTCATTATATTCATGAAATGATATAACGTCATCACTAGCTGCAACTAGTAAGTTTGTGTATTTGTTATATGCTACTGAAAGATCCATTCTATAGTCTTCCTGTATCTTAATTGCTTTTACTAATTCTTGCTCATTCATTATATATCCTCGTTTAATTGGTGGAAAAGATTGGAGGTTATTTCCAGTCTATTATTGTTTAACATATCACTTATTGCATCGACACGGACTTTTTTGTTCAACATGTTAATATTCTTCGGTGGTGTTCGAGGGTTAAAAATATCACATATTTCGTCCCATATAGGGCTAAAATCATCTAGTTGACTGACCACAAGAAAACACGTTTTAAGAAATAATACAATGTTTGTGTGTTGATTGAGTACATTGTAGTGATTTGATACAAGAGTAGGTGCGGCGTAGTTCATAAAAAACATTTCACACATTTCTTCCATTGTGTAAGAAAAGCACGACGAAATCGTTTGAAAATAAGACTTTCTGTGTTTATATAGAGGACCAACGTTTGATACGTTATCTTCGTCGATGTTGTCACTATACACATCGACCAAGACTATTTTGTGTTGTGTTATGTATGCTAAACTAGCCGCTTCTGAATCAGGTAAAACCATATAATCATAACGATGATCTGACAATGCTTCAAAATCGAGCAACAATTCATACTCTTTATAAAAATCTTCCAATACCACACCAGGCATGCCCATGATCATTTCCACTCCTGGTCGTTCATATCCGTGACTGATTGCCTTTTGTTTTATGTATTTTCCTAGTTCTATCTTTCCTTGTAGGGATAAATCAGTTCTACTTGCTACCTCCATAGCAGTGTTTGAGATTGACTGAATTGGAATATGCAAGTCCCAACTAATTCCAGCCTCGTGGAACATATCAACTATTCGTTTCCGGCGCTCTAAATTTTTAGCTTTAACTACCGATATGTCTGTAAGTTTGATACCGATAGCACTGGCAAACAGTAGAATTTCCTTATCGCGTTGTTCGAATATGCCAAAATTAGCATCCGTTGAATACACATCATGATAACCTGCCAGTTTGAGCGCAGTTATATCACGTTTAACTATATCAAGGTCTTTTCTTATAACCTTTGTACCCGTCCCCCCACCCCATTCACAGTATACGCATTTATACGGACAACCTCTGGTGGTTTCCAGTATTGTAAATTTTTCCAATTGATGTTCTTCGGCATATGATGCCATTTTTTTCAAAAAATCAAAATGTTCTTCATACAGCGAAAAGTTTAAAAATTCCCAGTTTGATTTTTTTACTGATCGTACTTCAAAACACACATCTTCTGGTTTGGGGGGTGATTTATTACTTATTACATGATTCAACAAATCGGTTATAAACAGTTCACCAGGGGTGGTAGGGATCGCGACGAAATCATACATCCAGCGTTCTGTTTTGAACGTTGGGGTATTAAATCCTATATGTGGTCCACCCAATACGGTAATAGTCTCTGGTTTTGTTTTTTTTATGTGTATTGCTAGCTCATCTATAATCGATTTGTTCCACACATACGACGAAAACAACACAATATCAGCTTGATTTATTTCCTTGTACACTGACGATATTGTTTTATACGTATTCCATTTGTATGGAGGTTCAATCCATTCAACACTGTTGGGATACTTCCCTACTCGATCATAGTGACTCTGCATTGATAAAAACGTTATAATCTGTGGCAGACACCAGTCGGCGTGAGGTGGATTGATAAAGGCGATTTTTACTTTTTTCACAAAAGTAGACCCAATTACATTGAGTGTCATTTTTGGTGTGTATTATACCAAAAAGTCAAAACTAGCTTGTCTTCTCGTTATTGAAGCCTTTTCTGCTCTGTGAAAAAAACCTGAATTCTGGTTTAATAAAAAAAGATCGCCCCGTTGTGGGAAAAAGGTCTCTTCATTCTGCCCGTACTTGAAGTGTACAGCTCCACCAGTACTTTCCGCCATATTATCAAAATACAACAGAAAGAAGTAATTCATCCCTTCAAACCCGTCGTTATGCCACGCCCCTGAGTCTGCATCTACACCTTCCCAGAATATATATTTTACAAACTGGTTATGGTCAAACCCTTGATTCATATAATCCATTTGTAGCACGTTAGCGATGATTGTCAGTTGTGCGTTTACGTGAGACGGTAGATCTTCCTTAAAGTTATCACGCAACATCTCTTCGGTATGTACTAACAAAAAATCACCATCAACCAAATCAACCAAGTCGGGTCGAAAAAATCTGGTGAACCCTTTGGTGTGTAATTCCGTTACCCAATCATTTGACATCACATTTCTCCTTTTTTGCATCCGCGTACTTAAATGCTTCTTTAAAAACACAACCATCCACGTCTCTCACCATTTCTTTATAGTCATTATGAACAAAACAACTAAACGTACATCGTTTATAAAATTCACAATGAAAACAATCACGACTATCCATGAAATTGTGAATAATATCAACACCACCTAAATCTTTGGTTTCGTTGTGTTTTAGTATGACAGCCCCGGAACAACCCTTTGGTGTACTATTGTCGCTGAATATAGTAAAACTATTTCCTCTGGTACACGGCATTGTGTGATGTGTTGATTTATCATTGTGTTCTTCTGTAAAGGTCGAAATGTTAATACATTCAGGGTATCGATCAATTAATACTTTATAAAACGCCAGTAAGTCAGATTCTGCGGGCATCATGGGTTTTAGGTTATCTGATCCAACTAATAAATGATCCCAATCACACGGAAAATTATCATATAGGTAATCAAAATAATCATCTCCCTCAATTATGCGACCAATGCTTCGTTTGGTAATAGTTAAACTAATAACACGTATTAGTGGCTTGAAAAGCTCTACGTTGCGTTTAAAAACATCTAATTGTGAACTATTAAATCGTCCAACTGGATCATAACTAATTGCTATTTTAATGTTGTGCTTTTTACAAAAATTTATCACTGGACTTGTTTCTTTAAACACCAGATTGGTAATGATGTAGAATCGAATAGTCTTCGTTGGGGGTGCTTTCCGTTCAATTTCATACATAAACTCAGCATAATAGTCAAGGAACCCCTGTTGTATTAAGTGATCTTGAAAAAGTTCTCCTCCCATTATGTGAAGATGAAACTCGGGTGATGGATTCGTTTCAATGTAATGTATAATTGGAGATATTTTTGACATAATTTCATCTCGTGACATCCCAGTGGTGTCGTCATGATCTTGAGGACAAAACACACACTTCATGTTACAATGATCAAACATGTTTACAATAATTTCTGCGTGTTTTGGAATTTTACTTTGTATGACAGCGTAGAATGGTTCTCTCATGTTAAAAGTAGCTTGTGTTACATCTATTGAACTATTTCCACTTTTCATGTTTGTATCTCCAATTGAGCTAAGTTGTGATCATTATTATGTCGCATTTCGTATATTAGGTGTATTAACCAGGGATTGTGTTTATGGTTTGTACTCAATAAGTCAAATAATGCAGATGCAGTATCACTCTTTATATCTTGTTCGATGTAATCTTCTACTTGTTCATCCGTCAACGTGCCTAAATTAGCTAACAGTTTTTCCAGTGAACTGTACACATACTGTGCATGATCTGACTCGTAATAATCTCGATCCATTAATGTTATTATATTCGATCGTTTTGCTTGTCGTGAGTGGTTAACATCACCTGCGTTTATAAACTGTAAAATCATTTTTCCAACTTCATATGCTTCAACTAAGTGTGCTTGAAAGTAAATATAATTGCGTGAAACATAATCAAAATTATCATCAAACATCCAAGCAATGTTTGGACATTTCTGTAATTCACCTCGCCAGTTTTCTGTGTCCCAATCTATGTGATGGTTAAGTATTGATTTTACTGCTGGTAACATGAAATGTGTTGAAAAAAATTCATACCACTCGTATACCTCATTATAACATGCTTTTATTACAAATGATACGTATTTTTCTTTGAATCGTTTTAAGTGGGTTCGATCGTTAAAATATGTGGCAATGTGAAACTCTAAACTAAAAGCTTCTATATGGTTGTTAACCCACTGCTTTCGCTTTCCTTCATCGTCCCATACAACAAGGGTATTATTTAGTTCTAATAATTGTTTTCTATTGTATGGTCCAGTATTGTCCCAATCACCACGGTTAATACCGAAACGATGTGTAGCTATTTCGGTTGGAAAGTATAACATTATCCGCTGAGCGTATGTGTTATATACCTTATACAACATATCGTCTGATATTAACGGGAATATGGTTTTCATTAATGCACAAAACATTATAGTCATATTATCGACATCAGTGTATAAAATAATGTCGTCTGATATTACTAGGTAATTAAAAAACTCCTCCCAACTTGATAAATTGTGTTGAACCCATAATTGTTTGATACTTTTAAACGTGTTTGTCCGGTTATCGTCCATCATATTCGATATTACAAAATCACGTTCTCTTCCAGTTTGTAAAAAATCAGGTAAAACGTATACCCGTTCAAATAAGTGCAGCATTATGCATGAACCAAAGAAATATTGTTTAATGTACTAATATTATCAGTTCGTAGACAATTTAATATATGGTCCAATAAATATTTATTTACGTTAGTTTCGGGGGAATTTAATATACCAGCAGCATGACTTCCTTGTTTTTCAAAGTCAATTATTGCGTTAAGTTCATCATCAGACATCTGCATTTTAATTAATGAGGGTAGAAACCTGAATTTACCTCTATCCGATTGTGTATACCTGTAGAAATATTCTTCTTCCCACACAGAACCACAAATATCAACAAACTCTTCCACAGTTTGTATATCTGTTTCCGACATATTTTCAAATAGAATTGTACCAGTGGATGATGGTGACGCTAAACCTTGGAATTTCCAAATACTGGACCGGAAAAACACTTCGATTAGACGATTAGTTGAACTGAATAAGTCGTTTATGTTTGCAATTGTTATCGGGGTAGTGAGTCCCAACTTGGGTTGTAATAAAGGATGTAGTATTTGTAATACCAACATCTCCTTTATTTCGTACATATATTTTTCTAAATCAACCAGCGCCAATATTTTAACTCGTGATTTTAACTCTTCTTTGTAGGCGCCACTGACTAAGAATGTTGCCAATAACAACTCTACGCTAAGACTATTTGCAATACTTTGCACGAAAGCGTACTTCGTGTTAATATCATGTTGCTCGACGAATGTTATTGCTTCGTTAAAGTCCTGTTGTGAGTAAACGTGTAACTTACTTCCATGACCCATCTCAAATCTGCTTGAATTGAGTGCTTCATGCTTGAAAACGTAAGTTTGGTATACAGTATACAGAGTGTTAGTATCAACAGTGTTAAATATAAGTGAGTACCAATTTATTAAAATTTGAATAAATGATTCTTTGTCAGCGTATATAATCACTTTCTTGTTTGAATAGTTAGTTTTAATATGATATAGTAATCCAAGCAGTGTGGTATACTCACCATTTAGATTAATGACGTCATCGTATTCTTGACCATATGCGATTAGTGTTCCTGGGTGTAACATTTCAAGTAAAGAAATCGTGGGATATCCCACACTTTTACTTATAACAACACGGTCTGTGTTTAAGTTAATATTAGTATCAGTGTCAACGTATACCTTGTCAAATAAATGTATCATGATAATGCTCCAACGTTCTTCAGTGATTGTATTTTTGCTTGTAATATAGCAGGACCATCGATTAACCCTTCAGATATTCCGTATGTGAGTAAAAATATTGGATTATTTTCAGTTGCCCAAAAACTGAATAAATTTTTACCTCTAAAAATGTAATCATTCCAAAAATGAGGAAATGTAACCATGCGTTGGGTATCTACTGATTCATAAAATGAGTAAAATTCGGGATATTTCAACAGCTGTACAAAGTTAACTCCTGCAAAATCCTTTTTATCTGCCACTACAAAATCATTAAGTGCCGAGGAAAATGCATCACCTACTATATTTAAGTTGAACAACAGCAGACTGTCTAAAATAGCAACCCATTCATTTAATTCTGTGGCATTCGGTAGAGCATGAGATGTGTTACTATTTGCAGTTTTCTGTTCCATTAGTTGGTTCATTACTACCATTTCTAAACTTGGTATATCCACCATAAATGAAGCATTGAGATATTCTTTTATGAGTTGATGTCCGTCGGTTGAAGTAGGATCAAATTCTATATCTACAGGAAGGTCCATGTTACTGAGATAAACTAATAACTTCAGCCCTTTCAGAGAACTATTCTCATAATCAACTACAAACTTCAAACTTCTATTGGTAAAATATCGTTTGATGATATCTAAAGCAATTGGTGCTGTAACTTTAATAACTTCGATCTCATTATTCTCGGTAACTGTATTCATAATATTATCTTCTCCCTCGTGAACTGTGACAGCTGGTATGACAACTTGAATGACACATGGTTCTATTATACGTCGCTGCTGTATTTCGTGCTTGTGAATATGCCAAATTGAGAGAAGTAAATAACGACTCTAAACCAGCTGATGTAATAGGTTGCCCAGGTTGAACACCTGAACCAGGAGTGATTGATATTGTTGATTCGTATGTATCGTTTAAGTGAGCGATGTTAGTTTGATCATACACTACTTTTGTTGCTGGTACGCCAGTACCTGACCCTGTAATCGTTAACGTCGCACGCAATTTTCGGATTCGAGTATAGTCTGTAGCGTCTTGTATTATGCGGTTGATAAGTACGTTGATGTCTATTGCACCATCTGAACCCTTGATACTATTTCCGGTCATGGGGCTTGTAAATCCGGTAGTTGAACCTCCAAATACAGAATCAGGTACCACTTCTGTCGTAACAGATTGTATCGTACTACTTGTGGTGATCCAAACATTGTATACAGCTGAAGGATTATTGTTTGTCCCCCATACAATGGAAACATTAGCTGCCGTACGAACGTAATCATTAAATCGGTCAACTATGTTTTGAGCGTTGATTGGATTTGTTAGTGTTGCCATTAAATACTCCTAAAATCGTTAGTTTTCATATTTATGATATATTTTAACCGGAATTGTTGACACGTTATATTTAGGTTTGGTGGTAGTACTGTGTTTATGTGTTAGTAACTTGTTCATAAGTGTTTTTGGAGCTGCACACAGACCACCTTCCCACGGAAGCCGATGACAATCCCCTCCACACACTTGAAATAGACCACAATCTATACAGTGTGTATTTGGAGTACATTCATGACTGATGTTGTTTATTCTACCATCACTATACAATATATGTCTAGGGTTTTGATCTATTGTTCCGTAACTTTCTGTTCCGGCACCGTTTGGACACCCTGAAATTCTTCCATCCGCGTTTATAGTTAGGATCTTCTGTTCACAATTTCTACAAAATGTTCCATTTTTTGTTGAATTATGTTCCGTTTTAGCATACACGTCCTCTAGTGTTTGGTTATAATACCACCCCCTTGCATCAAGCTTAGTGGTGGCTTCATGCAAGTCGTACATCCATTGATCTACTACACTATTTGACGGAAATATGTCTGGGTGTGCTACAGCATTACCATCAAGTGTTAAACGTTCTAAACTGAGTTCATGTACCCCTAGGGATTTAACAAACAAAAGCAATTCTTGTGGTAAAATCTGTGTCAAATCCTTCGTCACACTAATGAATAACTTGATAGCCACCCCCCTTTCGACCAACTGTCTCACGTTTTTTTTCCATAAGTCGAGTTGTTTTTTATTGGCGAACCGTATTGTGGGATCCCAACTAGTTCCAACTCTGTTGCCCAATTCTTGTTGTATGAATGTGATTTTTTCATCCGTTAGGTTATACACTAGATTGGTAGTCGCTCCCCAGCTCGAATTTGACCAAAACTGTTGTACGTTTCTTTTGAACCTGATCATATCACTCACACTAGCTAAAAACGGTTCCCCTCCATGAAACTCGAAGTGTGCAGGTTCTCCATGGAAACCGGGATGGATCGATAGTGTTTTCAACCACGCCGTGGTTTTCTCAATATCCCAAAAAATCTTACGCCCGTTTGCACCGTTCGTGAAACAGTGTGAGCAATTTAAATTGCAAGTTTCAGTCGTCTTGATGTAAAACATCAGCATTTCATTTAATGCCTATACTCAAGGCAACCGTTCCTTTTTTACTGAAAACTTTATGATATTGACCTTTTTTCATAAAAACACAATCTCCGTTGTTTAATGTGTATGTTTTTTGTTGTAAATGTACACGTTTCATACCTGTTAATACCCACAAAAGTACATGTTCATCATCTGTGTGCCACTTAAAACTGTACCCCGTTTTTTGAGAGATAAAAGCGTGTATTGAGCTGATGTTCATCCCAGTTTTTTTAATTGGAGGTGATAATCTTTTAATGATAATGTTATCAAGTTCTAACCCTTCAATTTTTACTACGTCACATGTTTCATGTACGTCTATCCATTGTTTAAAAGTGTAAACATCTCTAACGCGGAAATCCAACAACTTGGGATGAGTGTTGATAAATATCAATTGATCTTCAACAAAACAGTTAAAGTTAACGATCTTGTGATTTATAATTGATAAGATATTGCCCCGCGTGCGTGGATGTATTTCCATACATGACGCAGTGAACGCATTACACCAGTTCATTTGATTCATTACCTCTTGTCTGTAAGTTGTAATATACCTCTTGTTTCACAGTTTTACAACATATATTTTCACAATTTTCACCTTGTGTAGTATTGACCACATTCATATAAATACATAATAATACAATAATTGGAATTGCACTATGACGTCAACGTATGTAATGGATTTTACTGACCCTAATATTAAACCTTCGTTTGTAATACCAGAATATAAACTGGAGGGTCCACAACACCCGCTCAGTTCAACACTAGCCTCTGGAATTTATGGTTCATCTACTGCACACACGTCTTTGTTGCTAGTCGGTAAAGGTATTCCTAATTACGGGGAAATAATACAAGAGAATATGGTGTATATGTTGGAGAATTTTGCTAGCAATGGCATTTCACCAGCATATCAAACAGTAGGCCAACTATGGTTTAATAACAGTAATTCTACATTGCATGTGTGTACAAATTCCGGCGGTGTTGGTGTTTGGGAGGGATTGTTAAAAACGACGGGTGGTACTGTGACTGGTAATCTGATAATGGATAACGCAAAAATTACAGGATTACCTTTACCAATTCAACCCACGGACGCAGTTTCTCTGGCGTACGTACAAAACCAAACATCATTATATCTGCCATTAATAGGTGGAACACTCACTGGTACCTTAATTCTAAACGCTGATCCAACTGCGCAATTGGGTGCAGCTACTAAACAGTATGTTGAAGACTTCGCGACAACCTCTGTAGCAACGCACGCCAATAATGGGATACTCCATTTGACACAAAATCAACATGATCTGGTAGAAGCAATCACTGTAACGTCAAGCGAGATCAATCATTTATCTGGTGTCATAATTAATATTCAAACCCAACTCAATAATAGAATCAATAAAGCTGGGGACACGATGTTGGGATATTTGTCTTTATCTTTAGCTCCTACAGACCCAAACCATGCTACTACTAAGACTTACGTGGATACCTTAGTTACAGCTCAATCTGGAGGTATGTTGAGTCAAATCGTAGCAGATGGTTTATATGTAAACACAGTTGGTGATAGTATGACTGGTTATCTTACATTATTCGGTGATCCAGTCAATGCATTACACGCAGCTACTAAACAGTATGTTGACAATGCAGTTGCTAGTGTTGGTGGTGGGGGTACAGCTGATGGTGTTGTTATAGGTGGCGTGTTGGACCAAATAACAGGAACGCTTACTTTATCACGTAGCGTAGGCGTTGATGTGGATATTCCAGGGTTTTCACCAATATTACACCAGCACACATCCACTGATGTGATGCATACTATAATAGTTTCTGGTGGTGGAACACCAACACTACTCGACTACACATTTAATACGGATGTTCGGTTTCCCAACATACCAATGAATGAAATAGTTACCACATTAGACTTTAACAAAGCAGATTATGAAAATCCGACGTTTGTGGGAACGTTGGCGTTTGAAACAGGTGGTGTAATGTTGCTTGATCATGATCCAATACAGCCACTGGAAGCAGCCACTAAACAATATGTGGATACAGGACTTGGGTTAAAATCTGATGCAACTCACAACCACGATATCGTATATGCAGCAATTGCACATAACCATGATGCTACATACGTGAATACAGCTGGTGATACAATGACGGGGTTATTGGTATTATCAGCCGACCCAACAATACCATTACACGCAACCACTAAACAATATGTGGATACCGTTACATCAATAACCCGTTTGTTAGTTACATCGATTGGTCAGACTGTGTTTACTACACCACCATTTACCGTTGGATCTAACAACCTATGGGTTTTTGTTAACGGTGTTAAGGCGTATGAAGGTTCTACAGAATCATATACAGAAGATAATTCAACACAAATAACATTCACTTACACCATACCACTGGGTGCTAAAGTCGAATTCATGGTTTTTGGAGTTTAATATGAGATTTGAAATTATAACGTTAAATATATCCACACGAGAAATAACATTTATAGGTGATTTAACGGATAACATATTACCTAATCATTCTGTTAAAGTTGTGGATGGTAATAATAATTTAAGTTTAGCACCGCCATTTACGGTAAGTTCGGTAATATCTAGTGGTGGAATGACAACTATAACAACTAATGAAGCATTTCCACCAGGATTTACTCCAGCGTCTTTAATGTTCTTATATGCGCTTCATTACATAGTAGATTATTCAGATATTACAAAATCACCGTTACTAATAACTCCATATCATGTAGACACATCAACATCACTTTCTTTGATGGGCAGAGGGGTAACAAATTACGGGGAAGTTCAAAATGAAAACGTATTACATCTTTTAGAAAATTTTTCTTCATCTACAGCTCCACTCAATCCAATAGAAGGACAACTGTGGTATAATTCTGATACCTCTTTTATAAATTTTTATAATGGGTCTGATTGGAATGCAGTTGGAACACCAGTTTTAATTCCACCAACCAACCCAGCTACTGGTACGTTATGGTATGATGCGTCCGTGTCACTTATAACTCCCCAACTAAAGATATTTAACGGTGCGGTTTGGGAATCAGTATCAAATTTGTATGTTCCACTATCAGGTGGAACGATGACTGGGTTCTTGACACTACATGCTAATCCAACTAATAACTCACATGCAGCGTCGAAGCGGTATGTGGATGATACAGTGTCGTCAGGTATAGCTACTCATGCATCTGATCTCACCATACATATAACTCCAGTACAGAACACGCTATTAGACGGTATTATTGTAAGTGCTAGTGATATTAATACACTATCTGGTATCAACAGCAACGTTCAGAGTCAGATAAACACAAAAGAAAATGCCAATAATAAAGGTGTGGCTAATGGGTACGCTTCGCTTGATGTATCGGGATTGGTTCCTACAACTCAATTACCGAGTTATGTCGATGATGTATTAGAATATGCGAATTTAGCTGGATTCCCAGTATCTGGTGAGACTGGTAAAATCTATGTGGCTATGGACACAAATAAAACTTACCGTTGGTCCGGTTCTGCTTATGTTTATATTACATCTGGTGCTGTGGATTCTGTTGCAGGTAAGACCGGTGTCGTTACCCTGGTAAAAGCCGATGTTGGTTTAGGTAATGTTGATAATACCTCAGACGTGAACAAGCCGGTATCCACAGCCCAACAGACTGCACTTAATCTGAAAGCCAATATTGCATCACCTACTTTTACTGGCACCGTAAGCGGTATTGATAAAATGATGGTCGGTTTAGGTAACGTGGATAACACATCAGACGTGAACAAGCCAGTATCTACTGCTACACAAACAGCATTAAATTTAAAAGCAAACTTGGCATCACCAGATCTGACAGGTATCCCAACTGCACCAACTGCAGATCCAGCAACAGACACAAATCAAATAGCCACAACAGCATTCGTCAAAGCTCAGGGGTTTTCCACCGGTTCAGGTGTTACATCAGTATCTGGTACAGCCCCAGTAGTATCTAGTGGTGGAACTACGCCGACAATATCCATGTCTGCCGCCACTGCATCAGTTAATGGTTATATGACATCAGGGTATGCGTCTAAGTTAGATGGTATTGAGTCTGGTGCTCAAGTGAATACAGTTACTTCAGTCGCTGGTAAAACAGGTATTGTTACATTAGTAAAAGCTGATGTCGGTTTAAGTGACGTTGACAATACAGCAGATACTGCTAAACCTGTTAGTACTGCTCAACAGACTGCACTTAATCTGAAGGCCAATATTGCTTCTCCAGTATTCACAGGCACAGTATCCGGTATTGATAAAACAATGGTTGGTTTAGGTAATGTTGATAATACAGCAGATACTGCTAAACCAGTATCGACTGCTACACAGACAGCGTTAAACGCAAAGCAAAATTCACTTGGATTTACACCTGAAAATGTTGCTAATAAGGGTGTTGCTGGTGGATATGCTTCACTTGACGGAGCAGGATTGGTACCAGCAACTCAATTACCGAGTTATGTCGATGATGTATTGGAATATGTGAATTTAGCTGGGTTCCCTGTAACTGGTGAAACTGGTAAGATCTATGTGGCTATTGATACCAGTTTAGCGTATCGTTGGTCTGGTTCGACGTATGTAGCCATTGCATCCGCTGGTGGAGGCGGTGTTACTTCAGTCGCTGGAAAAACAGGCATTGTTACATTGGTTAAAGCTGATGTCGGTTTAAGTAACGTTGACAATACAGCAGATACTGCTAAACCTGTATCCACAGCCCAACAGACTGCAATAAACTTAAAGGCCAACATTGATTCTCCAGTATTCACTGGTAATGTAACAGGTCTCGGTGTTGCAGCTGGTACGAGTTTTAATGCTATAACTGGATTGAGTATATCAACACCGTTGGTAGCAGGTACAGCTGCTGTGGGTACTGGAACTACTGCAGCTAGAGCGGATCATGTGCACCCCAAACAAACAGTTGTAACTGCAGATATTGTGGCTAATGCAGTTACCACCGTAGTGACAAATAACATAGATGCTGAATTATCATTAACGAATGGTGTTTGGACTGATGCATCATCAATTTCTATAACGTCGACTGGAGGTATAGTAGAAGTTATTACATCTATAAGTGTCAGAGTTCCTAGCAATGGATTATCAGCTATGGGGTTAAAGGTATTACGAGGAGCAACTACCATATTTCAGGCACCCAATGTGGCAACCCCTTCACTTGCTACAAGTAGTTTGTCTGTAACAGGTGGCGGATTACTCACAGCACATTTTGTTGATCCTGTGGCAGCTGGTACTTACACATACACAGTTCAGGTGTACAGTAGCAACGTCGCTTCTCATATATCTTACCGAAAACTGGCTGTAATGGAAATAAAACGATAATCAAAACGTTAAATATAAAAAAGTTGTTGACTTTTATAAATAAGTCATATATACTTGCTACACAATGTTGAAAAAGCAATTCCGCTTTATCAACTAAACAAATTTTGGAGATTTTGAAATGACATTTACAACCGTTTTTACATTTGAACACACCCCCGCAGAGGCATGGCATGCCCCAGCGATGCCAGTGTGCGCCCTTTGTGGAGATCGATTGTAACAGTTCACAATCAGAAATTCAAAAAGGGCACATCGAAAGATAGTGCCCTTTTTTATTGTTTGTAGTTTTGCAGTACCAGTTCTTTAACAATTTAGATTCGTTTGTCAGGGTGTGGGAAAGCCTGGTAATCCTCGAGTTTTGGAAACTCGCGACCTCAGTTCAAATCTGAGCATCCTGACAAACGAATTTGACAATTTAATATTCCGTTCGATTTCGGGTGAGATCACCACCCTTTCAAGGTGGCAAGATGGGTTCGAGTCCCATACGGAATGCCGATTTTTCGGGAGGTTTTAACCTAGATAAAATGTTGAGGGGGAGGCTCACAGAAATGTGGGGGCGCCACGATGCTTACACTGAATATACTCCGCAAGGTGTAGGAAAATTCTAGGAAGATTTAATGGGGAATGATTGAGCTGGGGTTCTTGGCTGCCTTGCACGCAGTTATCGGTGGGTTCGATTCCCACATTCTCCACCATTAGGAAGGCGCTTCAACGTTGGAAATGGGCAACTTGCATCCCACCATCGAAAATGAATTTTTAGAGTACCTTCTTAATGGGCAAACACCGTCAGGAGACGGCCTGGTATCCCCCAGGTGGAAATGTGTAGAGCAGATCCTAGGAGCTTTGAAGATGGTTCGAGTCCATCCTTTGCCCATCAAACACAATGCGACTTTAGCTGATGTGGTCATAGCGGAGGCCTGAAGAGCCTTTGAAGCAGGTTCGATTCCTGCAGGTCGCACCAAATAACTCAACTTGCTTTCAGGTAAACATCAAGTTGAAGCTAGGCAAGAAAGCAGAGTCCTAGATTGAAGATGTGAGTTGTGATTTATGCTGGCTTGGCTGAACGGTTGAAAGCGCCGCTCTTGTAAGGCGGAGAGGTAACTCCATTGTAGGTTCGAATCCTATGGCCAGCACCACCAATGGCACCCTAGTATACGGCGTCTATATAAATTGTATACTAACGAATTAAAAAGAGGTGTTATTGGGGGTGACTATGGTGTAAAGGTAGCATTTTTCGCTGTGAACGAAAGGGCAAGAGTTCAATTTCTCTTTGGTCACCCCCAAGGACATCTTTATTGATACAGGTTTGTTAATTCCTTTACTTGGTAATGTTGTTTGACGTATTCAATATATGGTTTAATCTCATTTTTTCCAATTATGATGATATCATCTCCTGCATCTACCACGGATTGTGTTTTATATGAAACATCAGCAGTCATCCTTCCTTTAACTTCATAAATGATACCCTCGATCATGAAGTCTGGAAAATAATACTTCTGTTTGTGTTCAAATGTATACACATATCGTTTATCACACCGTATAATGGGCAGTTGGTGATCAAGGCAATATACCACAAATGCTAATTCCCACGTGGAGGCACACCAAATTCCTTTATAATAGCCACATTTTCCTCTTGTTTTATTTTGCTTGTGATTGTAAATAGCGTGATGTTTTGATTTACATAATTTTGAACAGTTGAGAGTTAATTTAGACTTGGATAAAAATAAACGATTGCACGTTACACAAGTTTTCGTAAAAACTTTGCATTGTGGTGGATGATTTTCTATTCGTTTCAAAGTATACTGAAATAGTCTGTCTTTATTAAGTTTAGCGGCCTGTTTTACATTATGTTTTCCTTCTGCTGTTAAAGTTCTTGTTAAGTTTACATAGGTTGCTTTACAAGAAAGAGAACAAAAACTATCATGGCGATGGTCATACGGAATTGGACTTCCACACTGTTTACATAACTTAGGGCTTGCATTATATTCATCAACGCGTTTTTGTTTTTTGGCGTTTGTGGTTTCTTTTATTTTTTGACGAGATTCTTTCGATTGTGAGCCATATGTTTTCCGTAGTTCAGTAGATTCAATCAGCGCTTCTGGATACTGTTCTTTAAACGTCCAATAATTTAATCCATGAGAACGTAAGTGAGCGTTATTAATTTTCGTTAGTTGTTTGTTACAAATGGGACATGTTACCTTATCGTACATGTTAAATCCTTGGGGTGTGTATGTATTTATGCTCCCTCACACGAAGTACTGTTTTACCTATATTGCACGAGAAGTCAGATGGATTGGACACCACCCTTTCAAGGTGGCCGGCGGAAGCCTTTTGCGGGTTCGATTCCCGTCTCGTGTTCCATTTTTGTTGATATTGAGTGTAGTTTAGAACCCACCCATTGAGAAATCCTGTGTTGCGTATAACTGTGGGCCATCAACATTTTTAGATCCATAGTGTAATGGTAGCATCGCAGTCTCCTCTGTGTTTTTTAACAAGAATACAGCGGAAAACTGTTGGTGGGGGTTCAAATCCCTCTGGATCTGCCGAAATTAACTAACCAAACCAGGAGGGTAGGGAGATGCTAAACGCAAATGGAAGAAACATTACGGGTTAAGACCTGTAGGAAAGACGGTTGATGGAAAATTAGTTCTGTGTGGACTTGACGTATTCAAGCATACAGAAGCTCTTGGAATTCCTTTGGATATCATTCTTGAATATATTTCAACACGCAATTGTGTAGTAGATTGGGTGGACTTTTTTCAATCTGCTGTTGAGTGTGGATGGAACCAAAAAACAGTTATTAATAAAATAGAGTATGCTTTAATCGATGTCTGTGGTAAGGTGTATGCACAATCTGCAATCAATCGTTTAAAGGAAACTGTTTACAAATGAACCCAACATTCACACCTCAACACAAAGAACGAGTGTATTCACTGTTTGAACGCTTTGCTGATTTTGCGAAGCAGTGTGATCCACAGTCATCTCGACATGTAACCTTTCGAATGTGGACCAGAGGAGATGGATCACGGTATAAGAATCCAAATTACGTTCAATTTTCATCAACAGAAAAAGCAAGTGACGTATTGAGTGCAATTACTGGAAAAAATTTACTGGTTAAAGGTGAGTTTGGAAGTAGTTTGTTTTCACCAGCTAAAAAATCTGCTGGTTTCGTGTTCATTAGACGAGATAAGATTATTGAAGTAGCCACAGTAAGCGTATTAAGGAATACAAGCGTGTGGAGTTCCATTATTGAATAAAATGCTCTATTGGTATAGTGGTATTATGACTGTTTCGTAATCAGTTGACGGGAGTTCGATTCTTCCATGGAGCACCGTAATGCAAACGAATCTTTGGTGATGTGGGTGAAATGATAATACCACCTTCTTCATACGGAGGATCATGTCGGTTTGATTCCGACCATCACTACCAATAGTTTCATAAATACTAATAATATTTAAATACAACTTTCATGAAAATAGAAGAATTATTAGAATACACTGAAACTTGGCGTACTATGGTCGGGTACCCCGATTATGAGGTGTCCAATCTCGGTAGAGGCCGAAATAAACTGACAAAACGTATATTGACACCCGAAGAACACTATGGTAGAGATAAAACGGAACCATATTTGCGGTTTCAGATTCGTCGCAATCATGCAAACAAACACGTTCGTGTAAATAGAATAGTGGCTCTAACATTTATCGGCCCTCCTCCAGAACCTGGAATGGAAGTTGATCATAAAGATAAAAACCGCAAAAACAACAAACTTAGAAATTTACAATGGGTCACACCAGAAGTAAATCAGCAATTAAAAAAGCAAGTACAGAAAAAACGTCGCAGTATTAGAGACGTCGTAAAAAAGGACTCTACAAATGAAACTACGTGAATTGGTAACTGAAACGATGTCCACTGATGAGTGGAAAGAACACCATAAAAAACTTGCACATGGTCCTGACAGTGACGATGATTGGACGTATGAAGAATATATGGAATGGTATACAACGTCAGATTTGTTTAAAGCGGTAGAACAAGTAAACGCTAAATTGGAAGACGATGGAAAAGAAAAAGACATCCAACTCACACGGTTATCTCAGGCGTTCGGCGATAAGAAGAGTAGTGGAGTCCGCCCTGGAATCATCAAACGGTTGAAGCATCTTGGGTACAAAATTCCAGAAGCTAAAAAAACAAAAATTAAAGACATTGCTAGCGATTAACTTCGTTGACATCCGAATCTAAATTGTATATCATTACCTCTAGCTGCTACGATCACCAATCGTTACAACAGCCTCATAAATTGGCTTGAGGAATAACGCAGTGGTTTCACCTGAAAGTGTTGACGGTGATATTTTCAATTTACAGGAGATTTGTTGTGATTATTGGATTTTTTAATAAAATTGGTATGGTGTTTGTTAACACCAACTGCCGTTATTATCGTATTGGTCAATGTCACCCAGAATCTCAGGGTGGATGTCCATCACCGTGTAGTTCATACAATACTACGTATTAAGTCTTTAAAAGTTCCTGATTCATCATATAGCCATGCAAGGGAGTAGTTGTGACCTATGACCGTGAACAATTGATACAAGCTGCGATCGACTATACGCTTCGCCAACGCACCGATAAAGATGAATGGTACGTGTCTGATCAAGATGCGTCAGCTACCATTCTTGAGGGGTTCTTTAAGGATGAGCTTGGAATTGAAATTAATATCCCTACGAATGACTAACAGATGTTGATTTAGAATACAATTCAATATATGATAATTGCACTAAACCAACGCGTCTGAAGCTGATACGGAATAGCGAGAGCTTCTAACACTCTTGATAGTGGGTTCGAGTCCCACCAGACGCACCAATTTAATAACTGTTGTAATTAAGATTGGTTTGTGAGATAATAATCTCACTAAATACTTTTAACGTAGTAACTTTCAGAGGAGAAAAAACCATGCACACACAAATGTAGATGGCCCCAAAACATCCTCCATAAAGTAATGTCTGTTGTTCTAACTGTCTTTCAACACACATTTAACTTTATATTAGGAGATTTATCATGGAAAAACAATATTTTATTACCAAAGACCAGTATCAAACAGTGAAACAAAATTGGGCTTCTACTACGGAACACCCAGCTTGGCATCACATCATCTATAACGCTTTGCGTAGCAAACCCACTGACTTTGGATTTTCTGAAAAGATTAACCACATTCAAGGTAATGATTCGTGGTATGGTTTCAATTCAGCATTGAGAGAAGCTCAACGTGAATGTAGTCTGATTAATCCCTGGGAAACACAAAAAGGCACAGCACATGATAACATGTATACACGCTTTGTCCTGATTATCACCACGCGTCATAAACAATTCAAAGCCATCTTTGGAATTGATATTCCGGAAGATATTATGACACTTTTGGGAGGGGCCAAATAATGACTACATATACTTTAATTGCATACACTGAAGGTGGTAGTGGTTGGTACGACCGTTGTGGTGATTATAACGAAGGTGATCCTTCGGAACTTGATATTAATTACTACGATGACCCAAAGGAGTGTGGTTTTATGTGGGCATACACTGAACGCCAGTATGAAACTACTAAACTTTTGATTGATGGTCGTGATCCGCATGGATATGATGGTCCTTTTGAAGGTGATGATGCATTGATTGCTTTGTATGATGAGGCTGATAGTTATCGGGATGAGAGGTCAACTGAACTCCAGGCTGAACATGCTGCAGTGAAAGCAAAACAGGCGGCAGTTGAGGCAGCACAAAAAGCAGCGGAAGAGGCAAGACGTAGAGCAATCACCGAACAAGCCGAACGTGCACAACTTGACTCTTTGATGAGAAAATATGGAGGTGCAAAATGAACCCGTATATGTATTTGTTCTCTCGTTCTGACTTGTCTCATACACAACAAATAGTGCAAACTGGTCACGCAATTAACGAATTAACGATTCAACTCCCACAAGATCCCGGCAACTTTATGGTATTGTGTGGAGCGAAAGACGAATCAGATTTGTTGTAGATTGCAGATTGGTTGATGATGCATGGTATTATGTTTCACATGTTTTTCGAACCCGACATTGGAGAATATACAGCAATCGCTACTCAACCACTTCGTGGTGATGCCCGTAATCCAATGAAAAAGTTTAAAACGAAGAAATAAAGAGAGGGGGCATTGCCCCCTCTCTTTTCTGTTGCATATAATCGATAAATAGCATATAATGTTTTATTGGGGGGATTAGCTCAGCTGGGAGAGCGACTGCCTTGCACGCAGTAGGTCAACGGTTCGATCCCGTTATCCTCCACCAAGATTGAAGTAGTAAGATCAGTTGGTAGAGAGGACTGCGTCTATGATGGTACAAGACACCGCAAAAGAGACGGTCACAGTCGGGCCGAGGGTTCGAGTCCCTCCTACTTCAATCTTATGGTGATTACATTTGGTTGTTCACCCTGGTGTGTTCGTACACGTTGTTCAGTCACCGTCAAGAGCTGGATATTTAAGGAATTGACTTTCGGGTCAATTTCTTTTTGTTTTACTGGTTGATTGTATACACCAGATACGGTATAATGTACGTTAATTCTAGGAGAATAATACATGACTATTAAAGATGTTATTGCAACAATCGCTGATCAACCTAAACCGCTACAAGATGTTACAAAGATTGATATTACGGTTTTGGAAGTTTGTCGCGATATGCTTGAAACGATGCAAGCAAACACCATGGAATTTATCACTGCTGCTGATATCGGTTCACCGTATCGAATCATTGCTGTTGATGGTAACATTGACAACATGAGTGAAACTCTTGGTGTTGTTATTTTGATCAACCCTAATATTGCAGTGAATCAAGAAGATTTTGTAGTGGTTGAATTTAACGATATTACCGGAGCGAATCAATCTCTTATTTTGGTAGAAAATCTTAAAGATATCGCCCTCGCTGCTATTCAAGAACTTACACAAAACGACTAATAATGGAGATCATATATGGCGAAGTTTGAATGGAGTGAAGTTTTTACTTCCATTGAAGGTGAAGGACCACATACAGGTATTCCTACTGCCTACATCCGGTTTACAAAATGCAATTTCAAATGTATGGGATTTAACAATCCTGACAAATTAGATACAGAAACAAATGAAGGTATTGGTTTTGATCCCACCCAATTCAAAACACTATCAGAACTCCCTCCTATCGTTCGTGGGTGTGATAGTATATACGCCTGGGATAATAGATTTTCTCATATGTGGGAAACGGGAGATGAAGAAAAAGTACTTCAGAGTGTTCTAAATACTATTCCTCACAAATCATGGGTTCACCCGATTACCGGACAACCAGTTATTCTTAGCTTGACGGGAGGCGAACCAACCCTTCGTCAAAAACAGCTCCCAGCATTGTTAAAACATCCACTAATGGACCAATGTCAACATCTTCTTATTGAAACTAATTGTGCAGTTCCTCTACGTGAAGATTTTTTAGTTGCATTGAACAGTTGGTGGCATCCCGGAAGAAAAATCACTTTTTCAAATTCACCTAAATTACGAGCTAGTGGTGAAAAGTGGGAAGACACAATTAAACCGGAAATCGCTGTAGGTCAACAATCAGTCAAACGAGCTGAACAATATTTTAAATTTGTGTGTGGTCCGAATGAAGAAGATTTCGAAGAAGTTGACCGTGCAATGCAAGCATATTGGGATGCTGGGGTAGTTCGTGCGAATAATGTATACATCATGCCAGTCGCTTGTGTTAGTGATCAACAAGACAACATCGCTGCCAAAGTTGCACAAATGTGCATCGAACGTGGATTGAATTATTGCCATCGAGTTCATCTTGACGTATTTGACAATGCAATTGGGACATAATATATCATGTTTAAAAATTATGACGTGTGGAGACGTAATAACTCAGAAGTCCAGTGGAGTAAAACGAGTCATGTGGTGAAAGCTCGCACTGACAAAGAAGCACAATCAAAAGTTCGGCGCATGTTTGATGGTTGTGGGTTTTCAAGTATGTCACTATTGGCTATGGAAAATGGACTAACACCAAATGCGTAAAATTGAGGACAACCCACGTGCTGTTGATTGATATAATTGAATCGTTAAATTATGAAACATCCATTACATGGAACGATGACGTCGGTACTTTCATAATTGGTGATCAAAAATTTACCGTCACAGTACGAAAAGCGACGACACAAGAACAACGAACGTTCGTTCCGTTTTTTGAAACACAACAACCAATTGTAGGTAACGTTGATTTTTCTGTACATCTTTCAAACGGAAAAACTACACAGGACTTAACATCAACGTCAGGTAATACTGCAATGAAAGTATTTTCTGTTGTTGCCCAAGCTGTCAAAGAGCAGATAAGTAAGCACAACTTCGATGTTGTGTTGTGTGTGGCTAAACGGATAAGTAGTCCTACCAAATATCAGAACCGGGTCGATGCTTATGAGACTATCGTAGATAGAGCTGCCAGAAAATCTGGAATGTTATCTACTAAGATATTTAGCACCAACAACGAAACCATTTATGTGGTGTTTAAACACGAATTCGCTGATAATATAAACAAAGTAAAACAACATCTCTCAAAATTGTAATAACTAAAAAAGGAACAATAATGACAATTGAATATATCAAAGATTTTACAGAACCTTCAAGATCCACACTTTTTCTCAATAACATTTCAGTGGTTGACCATGCATATATCGATGATCAAGGTCGAGTGTGTGGTGGATCATTTAATCCAAACTTTATTGTATCTGGGACTCCAGATCCAACAGAGAAAGTTGTTGTAGATTTCTCTACAATCAAAAAAGATATCAAACACAGCATCGATAAGCATATTGAAAATGTGTATGCCAACGGGTTTGACCATAAGTTGTGGGTAATTGAGGGATTCTCGACGGTTACGAAAATGGTTCTGGATGGTGACGTTGTATACATGGAAACACCTGTAATGAAACTGACATTACCACGAAATGCAGTAAAACTTATTACTAAATTGCGAGGTCTTACTCCATCACACAAACTTGATTATATTGCAACGGCATTTGCATCTCATGTATATCACGATCTTGAAGCAACGTACCCAAACATTCAGATTGAGGTTCAGTGTATTAATACCGTAGATGAACATATCACACATCCATACCCAACGTTTCCGTTCCATTACGTTCATGGTTTGAAAGATTCAACATCATATGGATGTCAAAACATTGCTCATGGCCATCGTTCATTCATTCAGATCGATAGTGATTATCATGTAGCACAGACATTGTTGGGTAAAATTGCATATGATCTTGATAATACCGTGTTTGTACGTGAGGAAAATGTGGCTGCTCATACTATTGGTGATAATTGGATTACTATTGAATATGTTACAGGCCGCGGTGAATTCGTAATGTCACTAGATACAGATGCTCATAAGGTTGTGGTATTACCAACTGAAACAACTGTTGAGTTCCTAGCATCGTACATTAAACTGAAATATGGTCATGAACTGAGCATGATTGCAGACCCTTCTGGATTGGAACGCGTTACACAAATTTTCGTCAGTGAAGGTTTGAGTAAAGGTGCAGTTGAGTGGTTGTGATTAGTTATGCCTCTATATTCATACAAATGTTCTGAATGTGGTTTCGAAGACGATTACCTTGAGAAAATGAGCGACAAAACAGGACTCTCGAAAGAGTGTCCTGAATGTCACAAGGTCACGTTAAATCGAGTTGTATCCCAAGGGACGAGTTTTATATTGAAGGGAGAGGGTTGGTATAAAAACTCAACCCATTGATCTACGAAACAACTTATTTTTGTTTATAGAAAGTAAGCTGTTTCGTTTTTAACGTTCTCAAGAACGAAGAAGATTTTGCCCAGGACGGGTGCACACGTTTATCATGAAAATGAGTAGCACCTTTTGTAGTGTCCTCTCTCGATTCAGTGACGAACGTTTGCAATATGGTATCCGCCACTTCATTAGCTGTAATCCATCGGTTTGAGTTTTTTACAATTTTCTTTGGTGCTTCACAACGATACGAGAACTGACAGACCTGTTTTTTTGTTTTTGCATGGGTCGTCCTATGGTTAATTACACCACATACAGAGTTTGGATAGCTTTTATGCACAACACGGTTCAAGATTACATCTGCTACGGCGGCTTGTGACTGGTAAAACGGTTCTGCTTCGAAATAAATGGCTTCAGCTAGACAGTTACTGTGTTTGTCAAAATTTGCGTCGTGGGTTTGCACAATAATGCTTAATTTTTTAGTTTTTTCATTAAATTCGTGTAACGTATCACTGTAAGATAGTGAATGCACACTAGCCAAACATAGTATTAGCATTAATCTTCTCATAATTTACTCCTTTTTATAAGACTATATCACCAAACTTTGATGAAGAGAAGGGGGTAACTTAAACCCCTCTGATATTAGTATGTGATGGTATCGTAAATTACGACAATAGAATATATTTATGTGAGTTATAAATATGTTGACCTTGTGTGTTAGTATGTGTAAAGTACACTCACTTTCACAATTTAGGAGTCAACGATGGGCTTCTTCGACAGAATGGTAGTGAACGTCAAAAACGTATCAACCCGTAATGTGAAGATAGTGGACAAGGGTGGTGAACTGTTCTCTCTCGTCATAACAGAATACGGTAAGGATCGAGTTAGGACTCTAACTGTAGACGATGTTGAATTTTTGCAAGAATGTTTGTGGAATAAGCGCTACGTCCAGAATGGTCTGGTCTTAAATTTTATTCCAAATCCGAATGAAGTGCATCAACGAATGGAAATACCACATTGGGCGATGGAACGACTTCGGGATGATATGATGAACGAACGAGTTCATCTAAATTTAGCTGTTTAACATTGGTACCAATGTACCATATTAAAAGGAATTAGTATCAATGACTACTAACGTTGAAGTATATGATGAAGCTGAACTTGCAGAGATTGCAGAACGCCGTGAACGTGAATCCAGTGTTTTGGAAGTCCGGTTGAAAGTTTTTCAAGGATCAAGAGAAGAAGCAGAAGCGATGGTTGATCCTGAAAAGGAATGTGAAGAATGTGGGGTGTTGATCCCCGTTGAGCGGCAACGTGCTCAACCCCTTACAAAAATGTGTGTGGATTGTCAGCAATGGTTTGATGAACAAGAAATACGCAAACGCAAATTGACAGGCGTTCCCACGGTTGGGTTATTCGGATGAGTCACTGGAATAATAGAGTGGTTCGGACTACGCATGTTAGTCCGAACCCAGATGTTTCACCTTGTGTGGAATTTGCGATACATGAAGTCTATTATAACGATGACGGTAATATATGTGCAATCACAGAGAACCCAAAATCTGCCACAGGAGAAAGTGTTGAAGAGTTAAAAGAAACTCTGCAACGCATGTTATCGGCATGTGATAAAGACATATTAATCAACGAAGAACTTGTGTATAGTGAATGGTAGAAGCAGCTGACGTTTGGTTGCTAATCAAAGGTGCTATATTAGCGACTGCCATATCTGATGATTATTTTGACGTCGCTGTATGGATTACGTTAGAGAGTCGTTTGAAAAATAACGACTCTGCTTTTTTGATATCAACATCAATACCTAACGCATGTTTACACCTCACGCCGGCAGAAAAGTATGTTGATATGTTAAGCGTTGCTGAGTGTAATCAAGTGTTAATGAGATTAAAAACTAAATGGTTTGTATTTGCTCGTAAAGTAAAATACGTAAATTAATGCATATCTTTTAACTTTGGACCACCAATAACACTGTATACCAATTTCCACACTGCTTGTGTTTTCCGATCAGCTGATAACTTTTTAAATTGAGCTTTTTGTTCCGCAGTGGCCGTCATAAAAAATTTTGTAACTTCTGCTATACCAATATTTCCTTCATACGAAGCTTCAATCAGAATATTGTGGAGTTCTCTGAGTATCATGTTGTATTCTCATAATTTGTTGAAATATTTATCTTTTTTATGGTTGGTCAACTACACCCAATAAACGTAAGACTGTTGAAGTATTGTTGTTTATGTGATTTGCTAGACACTCTTTTTCACCTTGGGTCAATTGATTGTGAAGTTTTTCACTTATTTGTTCCAGTAATTTAGTATCATGCTCAAATGCATTCTTGCGATCAAATAATACATTTAGAAATTCCGTTAAATGCATTTCAAATTCTTGAAAGTTAGAATCTGTTATGTTGGTACTCGAAAAAAAGTACGATTCTTGGTCAAGATCACATGAAAATTCAAACACAAAATAATCAATGTGCTCATTTAACAACTCTCCATAATTGATGGCTGGGAGTTTGATTCTATATGCGAGGTATTCTCCAGGCGATAAAAAATCATGCAGTTTCATCTTTTCAGCTGTCATTAGTTTAGCTAATGAAATAAACAGACGTAGTGTTTTGTTTATCAAATTCAAACTCCAACAAAAAAGGTTATCAGAGATATGATCTCCGATAACCTTCAATTGGTCAACGTAATACTATTTATGAAGCGAATAGTATAATAGCTTTTCCAGCTTGTACTGCTTGGAATTTAAACTCTACGGTATTTGCATCAATAACATTAAACTCATCAGGTATAAACTGCTGTCCGGTTGAATTAAAAACCAATGAAATGCAATCGGCAGAATTTAAGTTATGAACTACGGTCCACGTTTGTGATGCAACAGCCTGAGTGTGAATGTAATTCTTCGGAATCACTGATCCAGATCCTAGTCCTGGAACTGTAACACCTTGGACAACACCACCTATTTTTCCTAACACCTGTCCATCTGTCATTCCCACAAATGCCAATTGCCGTGGTCCTGCTCCTCTACGAACGGCAATAGTTTCTTGTGCTGGGTCAGTAGCGACCCATGGACGACGAGGAAGTTCTACTTGTATGAAATCTTCAAATGCTGACATTATGCGGCCTCCCCGATAGTAATTTGTAATGTACCAGATGTATTACCACCTGCAAAATCCGCATCCGTTAAATACAACCAACTTGTTGCACCAGCTGTAAACACGAAATTTGAATAATTTTGGAATGGTTCAGCTCCTGCTGTAAACACTAACGCAGAACCATCAACCTTAGACCAACCCTTTTGGAATTGACTTAAATCAGTACTACGATATGTTAAATTATCCGCCGTTCCAGCATACATTACGGTAATTTTAGTAGGATCGGTGATTGATACTCCCAAATCTACAACTCTTTCTAACGCTCCAACTGTTACATCTCTTGAGGTAAATCCACCCACGGTGTAATTTTGACCTGTTGTGGTAACAGAAGTGTAGTTTGAATTTGCCAGATTAGTTATTGAAGTAACTGCAAACGATTGTGCTCCCTTAGGTGCAGCATCATTTACTGTTAGTGTTGCAGTCCAGGTTGTGCCACTACCAGTGAAGGACGATAATACCCCAGATGTTGCAGTAACGGAAGGAGCATTCAACAATCTCTGTGACGCTGTTAATGTTACAGTGTATGCTTGACCGGTTGGGCTTGAAATCAATCGTGTTGGATTACCTGTAATAGAGAACGCTACCGTTGGAGCTACGTTTGCAATTGATACTGCTGTTGATGATGTAGCAGAGGATCCGTTAGAAGCCTTTGTAGCAGTAATCGTGTAATTATTAACACCATAAGAATAATTACCACCAATCCGTGTTACTGTTTTCGATGCAGCATACGTTGATGGATCAGTTACTGATAAATCAGCACTTGATGTATAACTCACAGATGTGTAATTGGATACAGTTGAGCTGACGCTTGCTGTTTCAGATCCTTTGATAGCAGATTGACTTGCTGGATATGTAACAGTGAAAGATCCAATCGTAGGAATCACTTGATCAAGCGTGATTGAATTCATCGACGCAATCGTACTACCGTAAGTACCGAAAGCGTTTCTGGCTCTTGCAGAAGCGGTCTGTGATCCGGTGTTTGTTCCAACAGTAAATTGAATTACGAAAGTACGGAAACCAGCACCACCTGAATCAGTAGCACCTAAAGAACCACCCGTTGTTGCTGTTGAATATGTTCCAGTTTTGACTGCACCGGTGTTTCCGATCATCTCAACAAGTGAAGCACTGTTACTAACAGTACCCGATACCGTCATAACGTCGTTGTTTTTTGCGGCAGTTTGACTTCCTGGATAGCTTCCGATTAACATCGCTTGGACTTCAGGAGCAGCAGCTGCACGACCGATCAACACAGAAGACGAAGCACCAGTGTTAGAAGTAACCGTAACCAATCTTTCAGCCGTTACCACAATATCTGCGTATCCTGCATAAGTTCGTTTATCTGTTCCGTTTTCTACTAACGTCGCAGTAACACCAGGTCCCGGAATTGTATCAACGGTAACAGTAGGAGAATAAAAAGAAGAACCTCCCTCTGCTAAAAAGTGAACACGAACTGCTTGGGTATCTGAAGTAGCTTCCGCTATGACTGCATTGGATGGAACTGTACCAGGAACGTATGTTTTACTACTAACGATCCCTGAACCTGTTGGAGTAACATCAGTGACGAATAATCCGACCCCTGATGAACTAATTTTTGAATCAACGTATCGTTTTGTTGCAGCTTCCATATCCGCAGCAGGATCGTTGGTTAGTATTGCACCTTGGTGAATCTTCATATGTATCTCCCTATTGAGTTGTATTATGTTATAGTTTAACAACTCTATTTATAGTAGTACCCTTTGTTGTTTAAATCTTCAGATGTGTGTAAAGTTGTAGCCAATTCTCGCTAACTCATAAATAACCTCATACTGTAACATTATTTGGAGAAATAACATGGATACAAGCATCAAACGTTTACTAGAAGTCGCTGGAGTTGATATCACTAAGGGCAAGGCAAAAGAGTTATGTGAAGGTCAAGATAAATCAACTCATGGGTTATTAATATATTCTCATGAGGGAGAACAAATATGGGAGATCCTGAATCTTCCGGCAACCATGACAAACGATGAATGGATGTCATTATGGAATAAAGAACTTGGAAAATATGCTGATTATTTTGCAGATGAAGATCCTGATGAAGGGGATTTAGTTGGCCCAGGCAATATAGATAAACGAATTCCAGGAAATAAAACACGAGTTGATTTAAGAAAAGTCCGCAAACAGACAAAGGATGGTTATTTCGGTTCACTCCGTAAACGTGCTAAAGAAAATATGGGCGACGAATAATTTGTTGACTTTCATAAATAACTCATATATACTTACAACACTGATTACTTAACACTTAAAGGATTTACAAAATGTTTGCTGTATCCAGAACCCAACAGATTATTATCGATCGCCAGCGCCAAGTGCGCCGCGATAGTGATAGTATTTCGTCTGAAGGAACCGGGTCCTGTTAACATAACAGATTCTTACAAAAAGAAAACCCCGGTTTCGAAAGATCCGGGGTTTTTTGTTTTATACGCTCTTTAAAAATTAGGACTGATTTATTGCCCTGACACCTGGTGGTGAGGCGAGACTTTGAATCTCGTTGCGTTGGTTTGATTCCAACCGGGGTAGCCATTAATTGGCTTGACACTCGGAGTGGGGTTTGTCTCTGAAACAAACTAAGAAGGTTCGACTCCTTCCAGGCCTTCCAGTCAATGGGCTTATTCGGATAAGACTCCTGGTTAGTCACCAGATGCCGATAAGTCCACCAAATAATTGGGGTGTCGTCAAGCGGCCTAAGACCACAGGTTTTGAACCTGTTATTTCGTGAGTTCGAATCTCACCACCCCTTCCAAATTTTTGCCCCGTGAAGTGTAATGGAAGCACGACTCGCTTCGAACGAGTTAGAGAGGTTCGATCCCTACATGGGGTGCCAATATAAGAAGTAATTGTATTTAGAGGTGTGACAGCCCTCCCACAACTGCCAACTCGTGATAGTTGGAATAACAGTCTTTGTGGGTGCATTCAGCTTAAAAGCCTGTCAAGATTTTTAGAAGTTTATTGCTCTGTAGTTAAATGGTATAACCGGCGACTGATAATCGTCAATTACAAGTTCGATTCTTGTTGGAGCAACCAATACAGGATGATGTGCAGGTGGCGTCACGACCCACACGGAGAGTAAGCATCGTGCATCTCTCAACACATCATTCAGTAATAGAGGATGTATCGTATATGGGTATTACCTACGCCTGTCCAGCGTAAGAACGGAATTCGAGTTTCCGTACATCCGCCCAATAAGTTAACCAAAAAGGAATAATTATGAGGCTTGAAGATCTATTTGAAATGTTCACTTATGAACATAAAGATATAACCTGGGATGGAGACGTAGCATCGTTTGAACTTAAAGGACAAAAGTATACAGCAACTGTTCGTTCTGCGACAACCCGAGAGTTGGATACTTTAATACCTTTTTTCGGTCTGGACCATGGGTTGAAGGTTGGTAATATAGACTTTTCGGCTACGTTACCTGATGGTTCAACGACACAAGACTTAACTGGAACCATTGGAAGTTCGGTTGGGAAAGTCATAGCGACAGTTGCACAAATTGGGACTCAACTAAAAAATAAACACAAGTATGATATATTGTTGGCAATTGCAAAGAAACAACATAGTCCTACTAATTACGAAACCAGAGTTCACGTTTACATGAGAGCATGTGAAAAAATTGCAAAAAATGTTGGATTGGTTGACAGAGAATTGGTTAGCAATCAAGATTTTACTGTATTCGCAATTTTTCCATACAAACTTATTGATGGTATGGAAAAAGTAAAGAAACATATGGATAATGTAAAGTAATATATTATGCCCTCTCTAAGGGAATTAGCTTGTTGACTACGAATCAACTATGAACCGTTCGACTCGGTTAGAGGGTGCCAAATTATAGTAGCGTGACCGAGAGGCCTAAGGTACTCCTCTGCTAAAGGAGAGATCCAGTAAAAACTGGGTCCGTGGGTTCAAATCCCACCGCTACTGCCAAACAACACATCAGTTGACTTTACCGTCATTATATCATATACTTTCTAAAAATATGGGAGACTAAAATGAGTACTTACACACCAGATGCATGGGTTATTATTAAACTTGTTACACCAAAAGATACATTATACAAAGTACTAGCTGGATGGTATGGTGGATATGCGTACGGTGATTCATGGAAAATAAACTCTGGTATTACTGTTATCAGGGATCTGGAACACGTGTATGAGATTGACGGGTACTCCGGTTCAACATACGTTTGTCCAAAAATTACAGAACGGTTAACTGGTTTAACTGCTAGCATTTTGAATTCATTTGAAGAACAAGCTAAAGAAAATGAAGGTTTTAGCATTGAAGTCGTACCAATTAGTGAAGTGATTGAGTTTTTGAAAAAGTGACATGTTTGGTACTCTGAGTACCATAAATATGATGTCATTATTTGGATTACAACATGAAATTAAGAGATTTTCTGTGTGAACATGCGTACAGCCGTGGAAATTACGTTGTAAAGTTCCACGAAAATGAAGATGATCCTGGAGGTTATTATGAAGTGTTTCATGGAACAAAGTCTATCGGGAAACATCCGTTTACACACATATCAAAAAATGCATCCGTCGCTCTTGATGCAGCAAAGAAACAACTGAATGCTGCGTATTTTGCTGAACAAAAAGAAGCAAATGATAAACGGGAACATCAAAATCAGTATGAAAAACCTCTTTCTGCATTGGAACAGGAATGGGTGGAATTAGATAAACAATTGGTGAAAGCAGCACGGTCGGGTAAATATGAGATGTCTGACCGCGATCTTGATCGGTATAATAAGTTATCCAGTATTATTAGAAAATCGTTATTGAATGATACACACCCTTCAATGTCCCACCGTAAATAATGCCCCCTCCGAGGGAATCGGCTCGGAGTCTTCTAAACTCTAATGAACTGTTCGACTCAGTTAGGGGGTGCCAAAGTTGACTTATGTACTAAATGTTATATAATGTTTTTTGAAAAAGGAGAGACCAATGAAATCTACCATCGTTAGTATTGTTTCCGCTGTTGTTCTTATTACATCAACAGGTGTCGTTTTAGCTGATGAGTCACTAGCCAAGACCAGTAGCTGCATGAGTTGTCATCAGGTTGCCAAAAAGGTTGTTGGTCCGTCGTTTCAAGATGTGGCCAAAAAATATAAAGGCGATGCAAAAGCAGTTGATCATCTCGCTATCGTGATCAAAAATGGTGGTAAGGGCGTGTTTGGTCCAGTTCCTATGCCACCACAACCAAAGGTTTCAGAAGCTGATGCTAAGAAATTGGCCAAGTGGATTCTTGCTCTCTGAATCATATGAACCTATATTATGTTGAAGCTGTTGAGTTAAAAACTGACCGCAAGGGTGTGAAACAAGAAATTGTAAACACTCATGCGGTGATTGCTCGTAATGAACAACAGTTGATTGAACGGTGTGATACACTGTTTCATTCATACAAACCATACACGTCTGTTCATGCTCTCAACCGCGATTGGGACTGTTTGGATAAGTAATAAAATGCATTGTATATATTGTAATAGAAATATAACCAATCCAGGCTCTTTAGTTTCACATGAAATGTCTTGTATTGAAAATCCTAATAAGGTAAAACATCGTCGTAGTGAACACACCGGACGTAAATTGGGATGTGTTGGTCATAATAAAGGTAAAAAAGTTGGGAGGGCGCCTCATTGGGATACAAAATATCCTCTTGATGTTGTGCTGACGGAACATTCCACATATCCGCGCCATCGTATCAAACAACGGATAATTGATAATAATTTGTTGGAATACAAATGTGCTATGTGTGGAATAGGTCCAGTGTGGATGGAAAAACCTATGGTGTTAATTATGGACCATATCAATGGTGTAAATGATGATAATAGATTAGAGAATCTACGATTTGTGTGCAGTAATTGTGATTCACAATTAGATACATACAAATCAAAGAACAAAAGACGTAAACTGGAGAAGTTAGCCGAATCGGCATAGCGGCAGCTGCCTTGAAAGCAGAAGGCTCAGCAATGGGTGTGGGGGTTCGAGTCCCTCCTTCTCCGCCAATTAAGTTTTTGTTTTGTGAAAATAGTACTCTTGTTTTGTTTTGTGTGGTCGAGTTTCACTCTTCCAACCTGGGAGTTTAACAGATCGTGCCATTCTATTGTACAAGCGCACACGTGAAGGTTCGTTATCTGATGCAGTGAAAAAGAACGTGCGAACCATTGGATACATAGATATCCACTTTTTAATACATTGAATTATGGTTGCCATCACTTGAGCTGCTGAACCAGTGTTTGTTATACCGTGGGTGGCCACATCTCCCTTTTGAGCTCTGAATGCAATGTTCCAGATTGGGTAACCATCTTTATCTTCATCTTCGTTTTCATATGCACTAAACACATACTCCATACCGTTAACAACAAACACCATCTTGCAACGGTCAGACGATTTAACGTCAACGTCAATTTTAACAGCAGAATCAAAAATTTCAGTTAAAAACATAACACAAACTCCAGTGTTGTGTAATATTTATGTTGACAGATATCTGCGTTTAGGTATATGATGTGCTTCACCTATTTGAACTGGAGAAATTATATGATGAACTCACCTAAAAGTACCAAACAGTACGTAAGTCGGTTATCTGATATGCCGGATGGTGACCATTTTGTAATTATGGAGTTTACGTCAATGACTATTCCCGGTGATGAACGTAGTCGAACTCATCCTGGTCACGGATACCCGGAATCAACTGAACATTTTGTTCGGTATATTGCGTTTTTGGACAAAGATGAATGGGAACGTGAAATTCGGAACCGGGTTGAAGCCAAGTATGGTAAGACTGACTTCACCGCGATGTTTGTGAAAAAAGCTGCTATTTCCACAGAAGTTAAAGTTAATGTTGATGTAGCAGGTTGGTAATTGAATTTGGGTAGTAAATGGCGAGGATTTGGGTTCGAGTCCCATTAAGTATGGTACTGAACATGCGACGGCACCCTCTACAGTTCGATTCTGTAACTACCCGCCATTTTTGGAAGCAGTTGGTATGAACAAACATTCCTTTCGAGGCTACAAGGGAGTGTCAGGTGCTAGTGTTGAGGGTAGCGCGATACACAATGCGGGTAGGTTCCCGAGCCTGAAAATTGGTGCAAGACCGTCGAACGTCTTTAATCCAATCTTCCAAAATAGTTTATGCTGGGTTGGTGTGAGAGGTGAGCCATCTCCTTTACACGGAGATCGATACTGGTTCGAGTCCAGTACCCAGCACCATTTAGAACTACATCACTTGCCACTTAATTAATATATGTGGAGTAATTTCAAAAACACCTTCCACGGGTAATCAGGAGCGCCTGACATAGGTGATGTAGTTTTATTAATTAACGGAGAAAATATGGAACAACGAGTAGTATGTGCAGCTAATAAATTTGTAGGAATTGGTAAAACTTATATTGTGTTGGGTGCTCGCCATTATGATACCTTAATGCGGGATGCTGTTCAATTATTGCCTAAGGGTATGTATGAGAAAGAACAAGGTTTCATAGATCAGTATGGTACATTTCTTACACGAGAAGAAGCTTTCGTAGTTGCCACAAACGCCAATCAAATCATTCGCCGGGTTGGCGGTGACGATAACAAACTGTTTAGTGAGAACTTATACTAATTGCTGTTGTATAATATTACACATTGATGTATGATGATTATACCCTATTGTGGAGATAACATATGAATATGTACGATGCCCGCTGGAATAGTGCGAAAAAATATATGATATTTCTTCGTGATACAGTGAAAGCAAATGAACACTACCATTTATTTTTCGATGATATGAGGTTCAGTGGTTCGATTATCATCGACGAAGAAAATCGTGTAATCAAACTCAAAGAAGATAATGTGTCATATATCTTATACGACGGGGATGTTGAATGTGATGATGGCGCTCATACACCAGTTGAAGAGTGGTTAGAAGATATTCAGACTCGTGTTCGAGTTTTTCAAGAAATTAATATTCTATGGAAGGAATAAAAATGGCAACACATAAAGTAGCAGTTATACGTTTTATCGGTCAGTATACGAGTTATGACGACTACAATGATAATATTGTTAACAGTATTACGCAATGGGAAGAAGTCAGTGATGAAGAGTTCAATCTGTTAGTAGATTCGTGTAATTATGCAACGGCGAAAATATCCGGATTTGAGTATCGTGTGGTAGAGCAACTTAGCATAGACAGCAAGACTGTAATTCGCAACATCCGTGAATATGTCCAACACATCGAGGCTCAACGAAAAGCTGAACAAATTGCAAAAGATGCAAGGGCTGAAAAAGCTCGTGAACGCCAAATGAAGAAATTGGCAAAAGATAAAGAAGCGCGTCGATTGTTATTGGAACAATTGCAGCAGGAATTTGTTAATGAATCAGTATAAAGCCGTTGTGCGATTTTTTAGAAACTATGATTATCGTAGTCTCTATAAGACATTGGAGTTTCCGTATAGGGATACTTTAGAAGATGCGCGAAAGGATACATTACCTTTCAAGTACAACTTTTTTGCTGAACCAAGATTTGATCAAAGGAGAATTGAGAATGTCCAAACAGAAAATGCAACGCCAACCAATTAAACCACCAGCGGTGCGTAAGGTGTTTGAAAATCCTGTAAATCAGGAACGCTGGGTGTGTGAAAATGTAAATGACAGTAAAATGATTGACGGGGTTGAATTTATTCCCGTCCATGCTGTTGACAACAATCGTGTGGTTTTGATGCGCAAAGAAGCGTTGAAGCCAGTACGTTGATTGTATCTCGCTGAGGCCGAAGGGATAGGCAATAGTTTCCTAAACTATTATTTGTCAGTTCAAATCTGACCGGCGGGACCTTATGAGGAGATATAATAATGGTAGACTGTATTAAAGGTAAAGAAGTAACATGTTTGACGTGTGGTACTGTTCATTTTGAAGTTTCTTTGGAATACGTAACTCAGGAGGTTGCAGAATTTAACGCGTACTTCGACACACTGAGTGTTGACAAACAACACGATTATTATGGTGGTCGTAAATCATCAGTGTCTCATTATACCTGGTGTAAACGTTGTGGTGGATCGTATACGAACTTTAGAGATTCAGTAGACGGTGATTGTCCAATTGGTGCAACAATCAGTCCAATTTTGAATAGAGATAATAAGATAAATACATTGTGACATGTCCCCAAAAGGGACACCACAAATTAAATCTCAAAAGGATTGTTATGATTAAATTGAAAGCTGTATCAACGAAGCACGCCCACGCCTTAGCTACTGTGTTCCGGGCCTTATACGGAAAAACAAACTGCATGTATATACATTTCCTACACATTCACAAAACATCTAAACTATATGCATAAATAGGTACACTAATACAAAGGAATCACAATGAGTACATATTTAGATCGTTTGTGTCACATCGCCGGCGTTGAAGGTACTAAATTAACTGAAGCTGTGAAATATAAAAGCTGTGAAGAGATGATGAGATCGTTTATGCGTAATATGGAACAAGTCCGAAAAGACTTAGAAGATACAAAGGGCACGGATGAGATTGATGATGCGTTGGATCATTTTGATTCAATTATGAAACAGTTTCAAAACGCAGAAGTTGTAGCTAATTCTCGCTAACTCATAAATAACCTCATACTATAATTTTTGGAGAAATAACATGGATACAAGCATCAAACGTTTATTGGAAGTCGCTGGAGTTGATATCACCAAGGGTAAGGCAAAAGAATTGTGTGAAGGAAAATATGGTCCGTTACCCGAAACAGATAGTAGATATTACACTAACAAAAATGAATATTTTATTGGTGTTGGCTTACGCAACACAGCAGACGAACAAATCGTTAAAAAAATTGATACCTTATTAAAACAGCATGGTTTTAAACAGAATAAAACAGGATATGAATGGGGTATTGCAATGGGTGATGATGACCCGCATGGTATAGTGATATATGACTCAAAAGTACTTGATGTTCCTGGAGTCAATGCACTGATAAAAAAGATTGAAGTAGCTCCAAAAGAAGACGAATAATAATTTTTGTTGACTTT